ATATTGATATTTTGCATTTCCGTCCATTACACCATATGAAGAATTTCCTACGGTTTCTTTATATGTTTTAATTGCGCTGAAGAGACTAGCATTAGTACCAACATTGTTTCCAACATCCTCCACTGCTCTTGGTGAAACGAACGCAATGCAGTCTTTTCTTAATGCTGCAATCTCTACAACTTTCTTTGCTTCTGCTGCAGATAGATCACCTGCGATTAAGAGAGAAACATCTACTTCTTCAGAGTTTTCGAAGTATTCTGAGAATGCTTCTGTAATTGTTGTTTCGATGCCTGTTAGAGTAGTATCTGTAACTCCACCGCTAAGATTATATGTTTTTACTTGTTTTAATTGTTTAAAACTTGATGTTGTTGTTGCATCTGTATCCCATGCATCTGTTCCGGTATATTCTGAAGCTGAACTTTCCTTTACACCTGCCCAAATGTAAGATGATTTGTTATTAATTACATTTTTCCAATAATTTGTTGTACCATCGGCATTCTTAGCGTTTCTTGCTTTTGATAATCTTAAAAATGTTTCAAGAACTGTTCCTGGAGTTCCAGACCATTTACCATCTATATCGATTACAAAAACATGGAATTCGTCATTTTCACCACCCAAAGCACTAACAAATGACGATGTATCTGGTATGCCATAGGTATCGGTATATGTTGTCCATGTTTCGTCTGTATCTGTTGAAGGTTCTGAACTATCTACAACAACTACCTTTAAACTATCTCCAAGTTCACCTGCATATTTTGCTGCAAACTTAAATGTTGGAGTTAAAGTTTCATAGTGAGATCTATTTTTAATTAAAATACCAGTACCTGCATCATTTGAATTGCGATCAGTACTACTGACTGCTCTTACTACTTGTAGAGCGCCACCATATGATAAAAAGTTAGATGCAACAAACCAAGATCTAGCGTAGTCTCCACCTGTATCATTATATGGAGTTCCGAAGACCTCTTGGAGTTGTTTTTCGCTTGTAATTAGGGTTCTTAATTCTGCAGGACCCCATTGAAATATGCCAACATAACCACCGGGGGTTGTAGCAATGGCAGGAATTACATTAGTAAGATCAAATTCTTTAATTTCTACGCCAGGACTTAATTGGAATGCCATTTTTCTCTCCTTATTCGCCTATTTTTGGTCTACGATTATGTATAAAAATCATTATTTCTATTTTCTACATCCCTCCAGACAGTTCCGGTCGTATCTGTCTCTTCATTAATATGTGTAATTCCATCATCTAAAATACCAAACGGAGTCATTTCTTCTTCTAATTGTTTCAATTTTTCATCAAACACAGTCTTTCTTATATCCAAGTTAGTTAAATCTTTAAAATAATTTTGAGTAGTCAACCAACCAAATAAAACCATACACATAACCAAGTCGTCATTGTGACCAGTATCTGCTTCAAATGAATTATTTTTTGCAATAAATGATACAAGTTCTTGGATGATATCGTAGTCTGCTATGAGCAGTTTGTTGGATTCTATCAAAGACTTTAATATAGAGCATCCTAGACGCTTTACAGCCTTTGTAGTTCTAAGACCAAGTTGTACTTGTCCTGCATTAAACCCACCGTCAAGTGTTTGTCCTTTTCTACCTCTTATACTAGACATTAAAATATTATCATATTCTAATTCACTATGTAATAGATCTGCAACTTGTCCACCAATATCATTTATTTCAACCAATATATAAGCATCATTGTATTGTTTGGCTATGGGATATATTATATTTGGATATACAAGAGGTGATATTTCATTATTTTTAAAAGTCGCTGCAATTTTATATGGTGTCTTTGTTATATCAACTACGATAAATGCATGATAATCCTGACCAGTTCCTCTAGCAGTATCTACAGTTAAAACATAGGTATGATTATTTGCAGGATTCTTAGAATCTATAACTGGTTTTTCATAAACTTTAAGACCATCAGTTGTTGTATGTACTGGTGTCTTAAAAACCATAGTTCTAAGTTTATCTGCAGAAATAAGAGTGTTGGTGCTACCAATAAAATCACATTCGTGTTCTGTTCTAAATTTATCTTCACCTAAGTTTTGTATTTCTCTTCTATACCATTCATCATCTCTACCTGGAACATCAGACCAGTGGACATCTATATGCTTAAAACTGTTTCTACCCTCTATTGCTTCAATCCATAATTTATAAAAAAGATTTAAACCATATGGAGTAGAAATTACTACCAACTTACTAGTTTTACCGGAAGTGATTGTAGGATAAACAGAACTATAAAAATCATTTGCTATATTTTCAGGAACATAAGCAAACTCATCTAATAGAATATAATTAAAAGATCCACCACGGATAGCAGAAGCAGAGGTAGCAGATGCTATTACCTTTGAACCATTTTCGAGTTCTATAGAATGTTTGTTCCACTCCTTTACACCCTGCTGTAACCATTTTGGCAGGTTTTCATAAGCAGTCTTTAAACGATCCATATGACCTTTAGCCAACTTTTCTTTGTTTGCTAGGATAGCAATCGTCTGATTTGGATTGAAAAGAGCATGATGTAAAATATCAGATATAATTGTAGTAGATTTACCACATTGACGAGGCATCTTGGCAATAACGAATCTATTGTCTCTTATTAAGTTTACTAGTTTTTCTTGAAATGGATAAAGTTCAAAATTAACAAGACCTTTATCAAGGTTTACAATCTTGATATAGTTTTTCATAAAATAAACAGGATCTTGAGAACATTTTACATATTCCTCAACCTGTTCTTGAGTAAAGTTGACAGGAACATTTATTCTCTTTAGATTGGGATTTCCAAGATATGAATTTTTATCACCGATCATGAATCAGATTCTATTTGTTTTAGTTCTTGAATCTTACCCTTCAATAATTTTTGTAACTCTGTTGTGCTACCAACAAATATAGATTGGTTAGTAATGTTCTGTGCAGATTGGGTAGATGCAGGAGTTTCATTTTTTATTTCTCTCAGTTGTTTGTGTAATTGAAGAAGATCTTTATTTGCATCTGCTACACTTTTAATAAGTTGAGATACAACTTCATATGCTCTTGGCGAATCTCCTTCAGATGCAACATGAAGAATACCATTTATTGCTTTATTACCCTTTTCTATAATACTATAAAGATTGGATCTTACTACTTCAAAGTCTGTGGTTGCTGAATCTTGTTTATCTATAGGGGTTACTACTATAGGATCTACTTCTATTATATCACCAACAGATTTTGGTAGATTAAATACATCTTCTAATTTTTCATCAATAGATTTTTTATTTTCCATAATATATTCCTGTCAATATATTTATATTTATTCTACTGCTTCTCCCTCTCCTCTTCTTGAATAATCATCTGGTTGTATTGGTGGTACTTCTGGTTGTTTTTTACATGTAGGATCAGGAGGTAGATTTTTATCTGGGTTTCCATCTCCATCCTCATCTTCACATATTATTGGTTTTTGACTCAATCTACCACTATCTACATCCTGTTGACATCTACCAATACAACACTCTATTACATCATTTCTATAATTTAATTCCACTACTCCCTTTTTACCCAAACATATTGCAATTCCTGATGACCCACCACCACATCCTTCTTTATCCGGATCACAGCAACCATTAAACTTTCTACATGAATTTTTTCCATTATAGATTTCATCTATAGATTCAAATGCACCATTGCCTGTTGACATGCACTCTAAATATTCAGCAAGAAGTCGAGCTATTATTTCAGCAACAATCGCAATTAATCCCAGTTTTAAAAGGATTTTTGTTATTTGTGAAAGACTCATTTTTTTTAATGCTTTCCAAATGTCTCTCACTAAAAATTTACCGAAACCTCCGGCTGATCCTATTTCTTTATATACTGCCACAAGTGCTTCGATTATAGGTACGCTTGTTGCAGCACCAACTGCACCAGCCCTGATTGCTCTAAGTGGAGCTTTTCTAAACAAGTCTAGACCTTTCTCACCTATTCTTATATACCACGGAGCATTCCGACGACTTATATCCAAAGTAGGCAAATCAGGTCTATGAAAATCTGGTAAATATCTAGAAGGAGCGCCACGATTTAACCAATCTTTTTGCACATCGTTTATTATACCTTCATATCCTTCCTCGATTGGTTTACCGAATAAAAATTTAACCTTATCAGTTGTGTTTAATTTTAATATTTCGGTTTTTCCTTCTGCAGTCAATACATAACCTACTATTGAACCATTTTCTCTTCTTACAATCTCTTGTATATAACCTTTATCTTTCAAATATTTGTAATCTCGGTTTAGTATTTCCTTAAGTACTCTATCCCAAAAATCACCTTCACTTGATGCTGTTGTTCCCAATTGTGGTAATAAACCAACAGTATTATCAGCCATATCTGTTAATTGAGTACCAAAAGAATAATCTGATCCCAATCTACTGAATATTGCCATGACTGAGTTTATAGCAGCCGCACTTGCACCAGCACCCTCAAGAAGAAGTCTAAAAAGATCCCTTAAATCATTATAACCAATACTTTCCAAAAGTGCTTCCATAAGTTTTGAAAATAAACTTGTTGTGCAACAATATTGTGGTTTTGAACCATATTGTGTCAATTGATCACAA